AACTCAAGATTAGTCTTCTTTAGTAGATTTCTTAGCTACAGTCTTTTTAACTTCTTCTTTAACTTCTTCTTTAACTTCAACATAAGCAGGATTTTCACGAGTAGTGACAATATCTACTTCGTGTGAGAACTCAACAATATTGCCTGAAGCAATACATTTAAATTTAACACCCATTTGTTACTCCTTAGTTTATTTAAAGGCTCTATAAAGAGCACTTAAGTAAACTGCCCCACTAGTTTCTAGCAGGGCAGAGTAAATCAAACTACTTAAGCAGGAACTACTAAAGCAACAGTGCTGTAGTCACGCAACTCTGCAACACCGTAGAGAGTGTCAGCAGTAAACAATGTACCGAGGTATTCTTGTTTGTATTGAGTTTGTGAACGAACACCCATTTGCTCAACGAGTACCAAACCATCTTTGTGACCCATCAAAGCAACACGAGCTGCGTTAGAGCCGGAAGTTGTATCAGCGTTAGAAGATACAAATACAGGCATACCGTATAGGTTACCGATTTCACCGTTACGGATTGTGTTACCATTGCCAGACTCACCAACGAAAGCTTGCTCAGTGTAACGAGCCAAGCCCATCAATGTGTTACGGCTTGATGGAGGGATGATGAAATAACGACCATCCATTGGAACATCAGCATCGTCCAAACGCTGAATAGCACGACGGATACCAGCATCAGTCAAAGCAGATTCGTTGTTAGAACCAGCAACATACAATGTAGAACCGTCACCACCAATGTAACCTTTGGTGTAAGCAGCAGTGTTAGCACCACCTTGAGCGATACGACCTAATTGGATGATGTTGGTGTCAACTTGTTTAGCCAAAGCGTAGCCAGCGTCGTCTGTGTAGAACTGACGGAGTGAAGACAATGCTTGAGCTTCAACGATATCTTCGATCAAACGGCTGTACTCATAGTGTTTGTCGATAGATACAGTTACTTCAGACTCAGTAGCAGCGATCAAAGTTACTTGAGTAGAAGCAGCTTTAGCAGAAGCAGAGCCACGAGTTGGAACAGGGATATGAACTGTGTCACCTTTTTTGCCTTTGAAAGACATTTTCTTGATAAGGTTTGCAGCTACCAATGATTTTTTGTAAGCAGCGGCAATCTCATCACTCCAAATTTCAGGAATGAATGTTGCTGCTGTAGTTGTTGTTACATGATTAGTACCTAATGCCATGATAAATTTCCTTTAATTAATAATTCTAAAATTACTTAACTCGCCCTTGTTGATACGCTAACATAATTTCACCTTCTAGTTGCATATAACGATCAGGGTCTGTCATTCTCAGTTTAATAAGGTCAGCTCTACGATAAATCTTTTTGCTAACTTCACCAGTACCGCCAACATCGACTGTTGCTGCCTTCATTGCCTGTTCTTGAGCTTTTGTATCAACTGCTGCTGCCTGTGTAGTTTGTTGTGCTTGACGAACTTGCTTGAGTTCTTTGTAAGTACTCAACAGCTCATCTGCACTTTCAAAATCATAGTCAGAATTAGCTTTTACAAACAAGTTTGTTCTTACTTTGGAAGCCTTTACCCAGTCTTGGAAACCTGCATCGTTAGCGATGGTTACAAAATCAGGGTGCTTGGAAGCCAGTTGTTGTTCTGTCTTCATGCGCTTCAAATCTAGAGCAGCTTGTTTAGCTTCTAAAATCTTCGTCTAGCGATTCTTCAATAGGCTTTGCAGTAGTTTGTTGCGAGTTGAGTTGTTGTTTTAATAACTGATCTGCCAAACTCCGAACTTCATGAACCTCGCTTGCTTGTCGTCCAATGAGCTTTTCAGCTTCTTGGTGCATCTTAGCAATCTCTAAAGCAGATTTACCACGATATTTTTCAGGTAATTCTTCTTCTGCTGGTTTTGTTTCCACTGGTGGGGTTGCTTCGTTAGAAGTCTCATCAGTGATATTGTCGGCTGTTTGGTTTTGGTTATTTAACAGTTCTTCGTCAATCAATTGTGCTGCCATTTAAAGTCTCCTGTCACCGAATCAAGTGATTTTAGGATTAATAATCTAAGGCTCTTTCGAGGTATCTTAGGCTTGGTTCTGCTTCTGCTCAAGTTTCTGTTTCTCAGCTCTGTTTCTAACCCATCTATCTGCCGCACTAGGGAAAATCCCTGAGAATGGTTCTAGGTAAATGGTAGGAGCTGATAACTGCTTCAAGGCAGGTTTACTACAAACACTACAAGGAACTTCTGTTACCTCATAATTAACCAAAGCTTCTGTAGCGTGTCCCTCTTCGCAGAGGAAATCAAATAATCTACGAGACATCGACTGAGTCTCCCGACATGAGCTGCTCGTAGACCTGTGTTGAACTTGCATCGAGATTTAGAATCCACTGTAGGATGTCTAACTGACCTCGTTTCAAGTGCAACTGTTGCTCATTTTCGATGGGTAACACATTGTTAATTGCGTCAAACATCTGTTTAGCGTCTTCACACAGGTCTTTCCAACCTTGTGTAGCCATCATTGAAAATCGAGCCTCATAATAGGCTTGTAGTTTCTCGTCCATCTTTGTCCTTTTGGAGAAGTGAGTACTTACTTACTTAATTGTGCTAATAATACCACAAAACTGCAAAAATGTCAAGCTTTTTATTTATTTTTTTGCATCTGTAGTTCAACAATCTTGCCACGATTCTTAATATCTTCTTCTTTTAGCGCTAATTCACCTACTTTTAGACGCTTTTCAAAGTCGGACAAGGTATCTTTTGGTTTATTGATCTTCGCTAGTGCTTGAACAGCCTCTAATTTGAGCTTTTCAGGCATTGCTTGAACTTCAACCATTGTTTTTTGAGCATCGGCAGCATCTTTTTGTGCTCTAGCCTGTAAAGACTGGGTTTGAGCCTGTGCTTGCTGCAGCTGTAACTGAGCTTGAGCTTGCTGTAATTGAGCTTGTTGTGGATCAGGCTGGCTCATTTTCTCTAAAGCCATCTCCATTTCACCACGATTAGACAAGCTAGAATTAGCAATAATACCTTTGAGAATCACTGGCAATACAGGTGTATTAGGTCCTAGTGTCTGTAACAAGCCAATAAGCTGTTGTTGTTCATATTCACGAGCCATAATACCCAAAGTAGCGGTAGGAATGAACTTCATGTCTACAGAAGGATATCTCTCAGGGTCAAACTGCATATAACGATAAACAACCTTTTTAATCAAAGGCACTAAGAAGTCCTCTTGGAAGTTCGTCAGGGTGCGTTTGTACTTCTTAATGATGCCAGCCATAGCCATTGACATTCCAGCGCCTGTAGCGTCCCTAGAAGCCTGTGTAACGACTCCTTGGCTATCGAGTGTGCCGGTTGCCATCAACAATAGACGCTCAAACTCTTTAGAAGTGTTAAAGCTTTCAGGGCTGGTTTCACCGAACTTGAATGGAAATAGGATTTCTGCTGGATTACCGTTAGTAAGCAATGCTTTACCGGGTTTAACTTCAAACTTAGCACCACGAGGTAAGCGAGTAGCGTCCATCGCAATCATTGGTGAAGTAGTCAAAGCCAAGCTGTCTAAGTGACTACGCAACTGAGCATCAATAGCTTTTTGCATATTGTATGCTTTTTCTGCTGTACCACGACCCCAAAAGCGATTAGGAACTGTGTCGTCCTGATAAGCAACGACAGGACGATCTTTCATCATGTAAGGAGACTTTTCAGCTTTGAGCAACAAACCATCGTTAGCGATAACAATGATTGCTTCTACCAAATCAGCATACTTATCAGCAACTGAATCTTCAGGGAATAAATCTACAACTTCTTCACCGTCTTTAGTCTCTAATTGCTCAAGATACTCACGAGGAGCAAGACCGTAGTAAGTCAATAACTTAACTTTGTCATCTTGGAATTGAGATACTTCTTGAGTAACTTCTAGGTCATTATCTGTCGCTGCTGGACCGATATTAACTTTACGATAGATACCTTTTTCCATGCCTTCCACAATCTTGTGAATAGACACAAACTTCTCAACAGCACATCCCATTGCTTCATCAATTGTAGCAGCGTTAGGATCAATTAAGAAATTCTTAGGATTGACAGGAACTACAGGAACACAAAAATATTCACGCTCACTAACACCATAAGCAGCTTGAGCAGATCCTTGAACTGGCATGGTAGTAGGAATATACTCTTTATCTTTCTTAACGATGATTTCGCCAATACCTGTACCATAAATTTCCGCCATCAATTCGATTTGGTCAATTGCCTTACGAATCTTTTGTTTTGTTAAATCTTCTTGTAGCAATTCACGAATAGCCTGAACATCCATAGGATTGTTGTTCATGTCTTTTACATCGTCTTCAATGTCAAAGAACTCTCCGTTACCGAAGATAGCTTCCATGATTTCAGCATGACGAGTTTCAATCGCTTGCTGTGTAGCTGGGCTAATGAGACGACTACGCTCAGATTCACGAGTCTTATCTTCAGCTGACCAAATACCTCGGAAGATACGCTCGTATTCTTTCCAGTCTTCTAGGAAGTTTTGGTCACGATGATCTCTCCAGCGGTCAGTGTGTGCGATAACAAACTGTAGTAATTCTTTATCCGCAGATGAGGGTTCATCCCAAACTGTACCTTCGTTATGGTCCATATTTTCAGCCATTAGTCTTCCTCTGTTGTATCTTTGAATGGGTCTTCATATTCTAAACGAGCGTCATCTATAGGACCGCCCATTTCTTGCTCATTACAGGTTCTTGTTGGAGAACAAGTAATGTCAAACTTAGAACACCAAGCGACAGGATGTTCTTCAATGTCAGCTAATTTAGGTTTCATTGGAACATCTGAAGTTTTAAAGTTGTATGCCGGTCCGTTAGCAATGCAATTCTCAATCTGTGTGGAATTGACATAGTATTCACAG